TGCCCATTCGGATGTCTCCTCTATTATATTTAATATCAGGCGCTCCTGTTTCTATTGATTCTCTCATTGAAATTTGTTCATTCATAATCTATCCTTTTACTGTGTTTTGCCAAACAAATCAAGAGGTGGCATGATAACTGTTACATCTCTTTGCACATCCTCTTCAGGTATATTAGCAGCTTTTAAAGCTTCTTCATCCTTATATACTTGACCTGTTTTCTTGTTTTTAATTGTAGTTATTATCTTTTCTGGTTTTAGTTCTAACATTATGTTGTTACCTCTTTCTTAATATTTAGATAGCTGACACCAAATGTAAAAGCGTCTACGCTACCTGCTTTAATTGTAAGGGTTTTACCACCCTCAACTATTAACGGTTGTGTTAATAATTCTTTACTTTCATTAGCTGTTAAGGCTGCTGATTGTATAACAACAATACCATCATTTGTTACCGTAGGTGTTGGTGTTCCTGCAGATTTAACTATAATTGATTTAATAAGATAAGTCTCATTGACTGGTGGATTATTAGTGCCAAAAGGATTTTTTTCTGTGTTATCCGTATTAGCATTTAATCCTGCAAATTTATATATATTTACTACTGCCATTAATCTAAAAAGAAACTTCTAGCTTCTATCTCCTGTTTTAATTCTTCTTGAAATGTAGTGTTTAATTTCTCTAACACCGCATCTAAATCTCTAACCAAAGACTGCGCCACATCTTCTTCATACTGCGCGCTTGCTCTAGTTAATGATTGTACTATCTTTGCCATTATCTTCTTCCTCCTGCGTGTATATCTAATCTAAAAGTTCCTAGTTTCCAACTAGTGTCTACAGCAGTATTAGATATAGTAAGAGCCACCGCTCTCGCTCTTGCACGTGTATCTACTTTTGTTGTAGCTGACGTAATAGTAAATGGTCCTAATGATGAGCTGGCTGCTGTATTATTAGGATAGTTTCTAAGGTCTAATTGTATAACAGTATTACCACTTTGAGATATAAAATCAGGAACAATTCTGCTAACACGCATGATGTTTTCACCATCTCCTCTAAGATCAGCTAAATTAGTTGCAGCTCCTCTAATAACTTTTTGTGTAATATCGTAATCACCAGAAGTAATGTTTGCAGGTATGGCTGTAGTTACTCCTCCTGATTCTACTTGATTAACTCCTGTCTCATGTTCAAAATAAATTGTGCTTCCTTCAGTGTTACCTTCAACATCAAATGAAGCATTATCACTCGCATTATATTTAGTTCCGTGAGGTAAACCATATACAGCGGAATCTTCCCATGTAGTTCTTTGAAATAAACTATTAGTATTTGTAAACCAAATAGGTCTTTTAGCTGTTGAATCTAAATAGCTATAAACAACTGCACGATTAACTACGTTAGAGCCTGTTGCTACATAAAACCATGTAACTTCTCCAAACAAGTTATTAATTCCACAATAGATTAATTGATTAGATGTTGTATTTAAATCATCATAAACAAAATCTTCAACCAAACAATCCATTGATTCTAGTTTACCGGTAAATCTAAAGAAACCATTTTCAGACATCCAATAAGCAGCACCATCAACTTCGACTGCTGCATTTTGACCTATTAATCCACAGTTAGTACCTACTTGTTCATAAGCAAAGGTAAAAGGTTGACCTACAAAACGCATGGTAAATAATGAAGTATCCGTCCAAACGTAAATTGCATTTCTACCAAGTTTAGCTCCCATGATCCGTGATCCGGCGGCCAGTCTTTGTGTACCCGCGCTATTGGTTGCTGTAGGTGTGTAAGTGTTAATGTCTTCTTGAGATGAGAATCTAATAAACATATCGTCTTGAGTAGTTTTATCTCCAATAGTTGTTTCTGTTCCAAAAAATACTAAGTGACGGTCGGGAGTAGAAACTAACATATCTCTAGATGCAGTGGGTGCACCTGTTATAATAGTAGCTCTTGTTGATGTAGCTGTAGGAGCATCACCATCCCACTCAAAACATTCTCCGTTGTGTATTAATGCAATAAGTGTACTACCTAGATTGTCCAAAGACCATAGACCAGGATCAGCAACTTTATCTGTAGTGGCGGCTGGTGATCCCCACCCAGTCCAGCTAGATGTATTGGTTACAGTTGCTCCATTTAAATGTGATGATCTTGTAGAACCTCGTGCAGCCCTAGTAATTCCTGTTAACTTTGATCCTGTAATTCCAGTGTAAGATATTTCTTCAGCACCAACTTGAACATAATTAGTTCCTGCCGACGGCAATCCTGTGGTACTAGCTAATGTAATTTCTGTAGCGGATCCATTATTACCATTAGTATCATCAGCTAATGCTCCATTTAATGTTGTTGTAATAGGACCTAATGTAGATCCACCCCATAAGGCTACACCCCAACCAAACGCTCCAACTTGTTCTGCTGGTCCTACATGATAGTATTGATAATAAGTAATACCACCAGAAGTGGTTGCTCCAGTTCCAGTTTCATTACTAGGCATTGTAATAGTAATAGAACTTGGACTTGGTATTCCAGTTACCATAAATTTTTTATCACAAAAATCTGCAGCTCCAAAATTAGAATTAGTGATAGCACTAAATGTAGTGGTATCTCCAAACAATATTATGTCTCCAATTGAAAAAGTATGTGAAGTAGGAAAAGTAATAGTAACGTCTGGTTGTCCATTAGTCGTACTAAATGCGTTAGTAATGGCTGTTCCTGATGGATTAACTAAAGGATGTATGTCATAAAAAATACCACCAGAGTATACATATAAAATTCTGTTTGTTCCTATAGCTGCAAACTTTTGAGCATTTTTATTAACAAAATGATGTAATGCTCTTGCTACGCCTGTTAATTTATCAGCTCCTAATTGGTTCCAGCCACCTATTTTTTCTGGTGTACCATACCTAAAACGTACATTATCTCCACCTGTCCACTGTGATTCAGCGCCCGTAGGTGTAACTTGTTTATTAAAGCCTGGTAGAAATCCTAATTTTTGTAACATATTAATCCCTAGTTTATTAGGGTTTATACTAGATTAAAAGACTTTTCAATTCTTAAAAAGTCCAAGCTACAAACGAATATCGAGTACCCTTTGTAGTTTCTGTTACCTCATGAGGATACATAAAATTAGATGGAAATAAAAGAATATCTCCTTTTTTAAGATCTATTTTTTCACCACACAACATAAAATCAGCTCCTTCAAAGTCATCATTTAAACAACCAATAACAGAAACAACAGGTATACCTTTTGTTTTCCCATCAAAAATGTCATGAATATGGTCTATATGTGGACGCATAAGAGTGCCGACTTGATACTTATTAAATCTAATTGAAGACAGTCTTGAAAAAATACTATGAGTGGAAAATGTTTCATAATATTTTTTTAAAGCTTTATCTAAATAAGGTAATATTTCTCTTGCATCATCATCGGATGCTGCTTGAACATCTAGTTCTTTATCATAAGAAGCTACAGGATTTTTACCCTCGTAATCATCTTCTACGCTATACCAATGATGTTTTTCCCAACCTCTAGTCTCTGTTCTTTCTATAAGTTTATCACATATATCATGTGGTAAATCATTTGTAATTTGTATGTAATCTTTTAATTTATCCATTTTTTGAAAATTCAAACGGCAAACCTATATGTGGTCTACTGTCAAATTCTTTCTCCTTGTTAATAGAGTAAAACAAAAAGACTTGTCCACATTGGTTGTCTTTAAATTTCTCTCTCCAGTGTTCAACATTAGATCCATCATACACTACTAAGTCGCCCGTATCCATATCTATTTTTTCATTAGCTATGTAAAATGGCCACGCGTCTCCACCAATACACAGACTAGCAGCTATTTCGCACGAGGGTCTATCTTTATGTTTATTAAGAACATCCCCTTTTTTATATAATCGAACATACCCAAACGTTGGGTATACTTCTCTTTCAAAAATTATATCTATTTGTTTTTTACACTCTAACAGTAATAGTTCCATAACAGGATCTCCGTATATTGCATATGCGGTGGGAACTTCTGGATCTCCAACAATACCAAAGACTTCGTCTTTTTTAGATATATATTTAGTATCTATCATTGTGTTATATATTTTTTCTTTTAAACAAAGATAGTCATAACAAAATTTAGCTTTTTCTTTGCTGATACATTCTCTCACTTTAAAATAATTTGGATGCTTCAGAATAAAAGCCATTATTCTAAAACGGTAGTGCCTGTTGGAGCGGCTAGATCATTTAATATATAATTTATATTTATAACAATTCTTCTTTTTTCATCCGTAGGACCAACACTTGCATGTTCTAAATTTTTTTTCATAATAAGAATACGATTAGCTTTAGATTGAATTAATTCATCTCCTAGTAAAGTTCCGCCATTATTAGAATTTACATAATATACTGCTGTTTGAAAATTAGGTGGTGCATCCATTAAATCAACGTGTTTACCATTTATAATTTGCTTATTTTGTCTTACAAATAAATTAGCTTTAGCTCTATATAAATTACCATGTGGTAATTTTTTTAATAAAGGCATTAATGCATTATTAAAGTTTGGAGACTCTACTTTAGAATCTTTATAAAATATATGCGTAAAGTAAAAATTATCTGTGTCTTGAACGTCTGCTACAGCTCCATTAAAATACCATGGAAACATATCATTGTTTATAATATTTGTTACTTGTTTAAAATCCTCTTCGGATAAAAAGTTATCTATAACTTCTATACTATTTCCATCTAGGGCCATACATCCACAACGTTAAAGTTTTTCTTACGCCTTTAGTTACAGGAGTTACTCTGTGAAATACGTAAGGTTTAAATATAAGTAAAGATCCTGGAGGAAATTCGGTTTTTCTATCTTCATCTCCATACTTTAAATAAAAATCACCACCCTCATAGGGTTCGGTAGAAACGTTTAATAAACATGTAAGTTTTAAATCATTGACTGCAAAGTCGCTACCGTCTTGGTGGTATTTATATTCTTGTCCCACTCTATAAGTATTAAGATTTAAAACTTGATCAGCTGGAGTAGGAAAAATATCAAAACCAAAATAATGACTGTTAGTGTTATATACTTTATCTAATAAATAAGGAAGCTTGCTTTTTAAATGATACCATGGACATAAAATTACATCAGAAGTTTTTACTACACCAGCAGGGCTATCTTCACCAGCGCTTTTATTTTCTTCTATAAATTTTATTAATTTTTTAGATTCTTCTACCTCAATAATATTGGTCAGTGTAATTCCATCATACTTTTTGCAAAGACCATCTTGATGCTTTTCTGCTTTTTCTTGTACTGGGCTAGTGTCTTTGTAATTAATCATTTTTCTCTAAAAACAAGTGATTGAACATTCATATTAAAACTTAAACTTCTTCGAGTTACATCTGCAGTAAAAGAATAAACAAGATGTTGTACATCGTAAGGAAAGATATAAAAATCTCCTTCTTTTAAGTCAGGTAAAAAAGAACGTCTAGATAATTGAGAAGCATCGTTAGAAAAAATATGCGTTCTACCCTCAGCAGAAGACCCGTGATAAAATTGTTTTATGTGTCTTCCTTCATTAATTCCTTCTGGAACTTTTAAATATAGTACACCTGTAATTCCAACAGGAGTTCTACCAGTGTGCCCGTGTATAGGATTAAACTCATATTTTTTTTGATCGTTGTACCATATGGTCATGAGGTCTGCTTGGTAAGATTTAACATGTGGTACAAGACTCATGTAATCGTAACCTAAATTCTTAAACACGTCGACAAAAGAATCAGAGACACTTTGTTTTATTTGACCTTTATCATCTTTAAAATATAACATGTTTTGAGTTTCAAGATTTCCAGCTAAATAATCATTCCACTTGGAGTGATCTTTACGTCCATCTATTTCTTCATTTAATCTATTAACTAATGCTTTAGGCAGTTGGTATTTTCTAACAACTTGTCCAAACCAAATAGGAGTAGATTTTATTTCATATTCAGTTCCTGTTGGATTATTTAATTTAAAATCAATCATTGTGAAATTTGTCCTTCATGTAATCATAGTAATTAGGACAATCTTTAATCATAGATTCCCACTCCCCTACTTTTTTATCTAGATTGTCTGTTATTTTTTTCCACATAATTTTATGGTCTTGTTCTGATAACCATACTCTGGCGTAAATTGCATCTGTGGCAGACACTGGAGCCCACTGCATCCCTGCAGCAATACAAGGAAAGCCCCCATCGGGAAATTCATTATTATAGTATTTGTTTAAACCTGCTGTTTGAAAACCAATAATTCTAGTTGTCTCTAAATTATCCATACCTTTAGATGCATAATTTCTTGTCTGACAGGCTTTCCAATAAGGAGTATCATCCCTACCGGTTAATGCATAATGCAATCCAACAAACTCTGCAAAATTTCTAAAAGCCCATTTGTTTTGCATGTTGTAACAATCAATATCAAATTTATTTACATGATCTCTAGCTAGAGCTTTAACTAATTTAAATAAAAACTCGTGAGTGGTAAAGAGACCATTACTTTCTAATGGTTCTATAAAACCAGCAGATAAACCTATAGCACACACATTCTTGACCCATGTCCTTTCATGTAAACCTACACGCATTTTTATGTTTTTATATTCTAATTCTTCTGGGTTTGCATATGGAAATCTCCATTTAATATGATTTTTAAATTCTACTAAAGCATCGTCATCGCTAACAAATTTGTCAGAAAACACATAACCCGTGCCCCATCTGTGCCACAATGGTATTTCCCAACACCATCCATTTTCAATAGCATGACAGTTGGTATAAGGTACCATTTCTTTTTTAGCATCTTTATATTTTATTTTAGTAGCCCATGCAGAATTGTTTGGTAAAAAATCTGCGTAAGATTCAAAAGGTTCTTTAAGAGCACCTGCTAATAGTAATGATTTAAATCCGGTACAGTCTATAAATAAATCTGCTTTTACAGGAACTG